TCACAAGATTTGGTAAAAATAATCTGTGCTGCTCTATCGTATGGCTTAATATCTCTATCAATGCCATCAATAGGACTTGCCATACCTGTAGTGACAATATTTAACCAATGCAATGCTCTTTCTTTAGGATTCATTGTATGGTTATATTTTTTATGTCTTGAGTGTTGGCTGTTATAAGTCATCTCAGCATAAATTTTTAGTGCTGCTCCAAGAAAAAATGATCTAACTCTGGTTGTGTTAGTAGGACAAACTTTACCCATAAGATAAAGAAACTGATTATGTTTCAAATAAGTTTCTGCAACTATGGCATCATGGCATGGTCTAGAGTATTGCTCAGTACCAGTTGTGCTATTTATAGCAGCCATAGCGTGTCTTATGGTTGCACAATCTCTTCTACTTATCCTGACACCACTAACAGTAATACGATCAGACATACACCTAGACTTACCAACATCCATAATCTGTTTAGATTTGCTAGGCATATTTTTAACAACAAGAAATGGTTGAGTCATTCCTGTCTGAACAACAGCCATTAATCTATGCTGACCATTAACCAAAGTGCCATCTGCATCAAAACAAATGGCAGAATCAGATAAGATGAAACGATTATTTCTCATTTCTCTTTTTAATTCTTCAAGATTATTTGTACTAATCTTGCGGTTATTTTCAAAGTTTTTTGTTAGATAAAACTGTGCTTTTTCTGGTGTAATAAATTCTAGAGAATAGTCTAAGCCCTCATATACAGTTGAGAGGGCATTTTGAGCTTGGGAGGTCATACCGCCTCCTTTTTTTGTAAATCTTCGTGAGCACGAACCATCTCCATATCTTTTTCAAGTTGTTTAATTCTTGCAAAAATAATATTGCCAAGTTTTTTAAGCATTATGTCATGCTCAATACCTAAAGTATTAATAGAAAGTTCAAAAGAATTTAAAAATTGATGACCTCTTATTGAGTATTCATCAACGCTACGATTTGATTTAAAAAATAAATGAACTTTATCGTTCAAAATATCATTGTCAAAGTAAAATTCATCATTATCTTCAAGATGATGACTTGTTTTGTTTTGTATGGAAAGTTTCATAAAACCTCATAAATGTTATTGCCTTCATAGTTTATCATTAAAGTGTCATCACTTTGTATATGTTTTAAAATCGTAACAATGTTATTCTTTTTTCTTTGTTAGCTTCTTTATCACATTTTTTACTACTGGTTTTACTAAATTAAGAATGATCGGAGCAGAACAGCCGACCAAAGCAAGACTAAAAACCCCAGTAAACTGCTTAAAACTTGGAATGTATTGGGAGATGAACGGTACGTCTTCATACAAAGTGATACATTCAATCCCATTTTGCCCTCTTTCATAGCCAATAACACGTTCCAGCTTTTTATCGTTACGAAAATCTCCAATTTTTTGCTCTTTGTTACTAGGACAGGGTGGTATTTCTAATTCTTCATCTTTTTTCTTTTGTGTTATCTGAGGTTTTTGCTGTGGAGGTTGCTGTTGTTTTTGTTCCTGTTGTTTTGCAGGTGTTGTATATATAAAATTTGCAGGATTATATTCAAGCGGTTCAAAGCTAGGGATATTAAATGTACCACAGGCTTGATATGTGCCTAGTTCATCTTCATTTATCAGTCCTGTTAAATTATTTCTATGAGCATCAACACATCCTGGAATATCTACAACTGGTTTATAAATAGTATCTAATATTGGTGGCTGTACTTCCCATAATCTTATTTTTGGGACGTAAACCTCTTTTATTTCAATTTTTAGTATCTTCGTCATCTATATCTCCAATAGAAATAGACCAGCCATCTTCTCCAAATTTTCCAACTTCTCTTATTTTAGGCTCTTGTTTCTTTTCAAAACTATCGTGATACTTTTTTATTTCATTATCGAGTTCAAGTTGTAATTTTTTTACCCTTAACCAATGCACAAGTTTATCAATATAATGTTTAATTAGTTTTTTTAAAAATCCAAATATCATTAATCGTAGGCATCTCTTGGTAAATATACTTCTACAAAAGAATGACATTTAGGACAGGAAAGATTAGTCACCATACTGTACTCTCCAGACCTTAATGGATAATCTTCACCATCTAAACTATGATCTCCACCCCAGATTAATTCAGTTTTACAGTGCCAGCAGTTCATTGTTCCCATTTACCTCTTGTTTCCCATTCTATATGCTCTTTATTTCTTTGCTCTATATAATCCCAAAACCATTTATTTGGATCGTTAGCATCTGCTACGGGTCTTGGCTTTAGTTTCTTTATCTGCTTTTCAAATTCATCGGCAATAATCCAATCCATGTGTTTCATTACCTGTCCAAGTAATTGATTTTCAAAAGCTGGACTTTTCATATATAAAAACACCATAAATCCCGATCCAAAAGTTATTCCTGATGTTATTAATGCTAATACAGCTATAAAACGTGTTCTTATACGACTAGGTGTGCGTTCTAATTTTGTCATAAAGGCAGCATTGGACCTGTTACCTTTGGTAGTTTCTTATCTATTTGATTAGGTAATATTTTACCTACACTATCCATAACCTTCTCCATCATCATCGCTTCAAACTGTGGACTTGTAATGTAACGATAACCTGCATATCCAGCAGCAATAGTTGTGACGCTAATGATAAAAGATAAAATAGATAATACAGATGAGATTTTATTTAACATGAGAGATGCGTTTGCAAAAGCATTAATACCTGTCACCATTATAACCTTCACAGGAATTATGGCTTTAGCTCCTTTGTATATAACTTTAGGAATTATGACTCGTCAGATGACAGAAAAATCTAATTGATCTCTGTAAGGTTAAATTTATACTTCTTACCACTTACACGATTAATAATAAACAAATCATCAGCACCTTCCTGTAAAGACCAAGAACCTTTGCTCCCATCAACATCATTACCATTATTGTTGAGGTTTGACATATTTATATCACCCGTATTTAAAGAAACAGAATGTAGAGTTGAAAATCGCTTTGTAGATGAACCTAAATCATTATTATTATCTGAACTAGGTAAAAAATCACCATTAGTAATTGAATAACCCTGAGAAGTTACGTTGTTTGTATTTAAAGTTCCAGTTAAATTTACACCCCAAGATTGCGTTTTGAGCTTTTCAACGCCATTGTAGTACAACTCCACAGCACCATCACGTTTAAACTGAGCCATTGATTCTGTGCCTTGACCAATTTCTAAGTCACCATTATTAGTCCCAGTAGATCTTATGTAAGGATTTTCACCAGAAGCAGCAATAAAAGCTAATTTAAAACCTTGTTGCATAAATACTGCATATTGTGTAACCGAAAATCTTTGAACTCCATTTGATATAAAGTTCATTGCAGTGGCATCAAATGAAATTTTTGTATTAGTTTGACCTTCATGTGTTATTGAGTTAGCAAGCAAAATATCATCACAAGTAACAGTTCCTTCAACACTCAAGCCGTTACTAGCTGTCTCCGCCTTCTTCACATTGTCGTAATATAGTTCTACTTGTCCGTTGGCTTCAATAACTATCCCACTCTCACCATCCGTAGGTTTTAAACGTATATCTTTCGGTGCTTTTATGTCTAAATCTCGACCACCATTTGATAATGAAAGAGTTGAAGCACTAAATCCATGCCCAGTATCTAATATATTAATACTTGTATTTCCATCAGACGATGCTAACAAATTTCCATTAACTGTTACACCATTATTTGTAGTCTCAAGCTTCTTTACATTATCGTAGTACAATTCCACGCTTCCATTTGCTGTGCAAGTAATATAATTTTCTAACGCTGCACTTTTTATTTGAATATTATCACTTCTAAACTGTAAATCTGCAAAACTTTTTACAATAATCCCACCAGCAGTTGTTCTAAAATAAGAATGAGAAGATCCGTCATGGAATATCTCCAAATCTTGCGAATCTCCTAGTTGTAATTTTTTATTATCAGGTAAACCAATATGTTCACTACTTGTCCAGCTATCGGTTGCATTTAACCAATTAAATGTGTGGTTCGTATCTCCTAATAAAGTAATACCGCCACCATCAGCAGTTATATCTGTTGGACTTCCTACCTTACCTAATTCAATATTTTTATCTTCAACTCTAAGCGTAGTCGTATCAATAGTTGTGGTAGTTCCAGAAACGGTCAAGTTACCACCAAACACCGCATTTCCAGTAGTTGTTATATTCTGACTACCAAAATCAGGACTAATCTTTGTTCCAGCTATCGCAGCACTATCATTAACTTTTGCATTTGTTATCGCTCCACTATTAACAACAACACTAGCTCCTGTATTTGATGATGTAACATCACCTAAATTACCATCAGGAAAACCTGGACCTTGTGGACCAGGTGCTTTTGCTGTTACAACAGTTGTCGCTCCTTCAGTTACGCTAACACTATATTTGTTTTCAGTAACATTAACAGAAGTCATTGTGCTGTATATCCTTCAGACATAAATATTGTACCCTCTATAAAATATTCTCGATCACCATTTGGTTCGATTTTTAGAATATCGTATTGATAAGTATTATCTGTCATATTTGCAGTCTGCGTGTCAGTTACTTTCCATGTAAAATCACCCCCAGTTGCATCTGTCACAGTAATAGTTACATCTGCTAATTTTGTTGTTCTATCTTTATTCCATATCTGAGATAAAATGGTTTTTCCTGTTAAATTTTCATTGGCATTATTACTATCCTTTAAATTTACGTCAAAGGAATGATCTGCTCTCCTTTGGAGAACTAAATTATAAGTCCCAGGATTTGCCATTTAATTAATTAACTAGCAGGTATGAAAGAGCCTTGAGTTGGTGTTTTTTGCTCACTTATATCAAGAACTAAGTTAGCCTCAATACTTGCAACTCTATCAGTTCCAAGAACTGCCTTTACATCAGCAAGAATATCTGCTGTCTTTAAATCTGTTCTTGTTGTTAAAGAGCTTGGCCTGGTTAGTGTTTCTGTACCATAAACTGAAGCAACATAATCTCCATCAGTTCTAGTTACTGTCCAGTGGGCAGTATGACAGAATCCATCACTTTCATTGTAATCAACTTGTGATAATCCCCAGGTAGTAGTCGCAGCCATGATTAAAAATACTTTTACTAATAGTTTAACCTTATTCTACGACTTCGCTTGGAGTTTCAACACCTTCTTCTTCTTTTAGTAACCCAAGTAATTCTGCATATTGAGAATTTTTAACCATAAATTGTTCGTAAACAATGGCATTTTCTTTTTCTTTTTGATTTGCTTCAGTTCTTAATTTATCTATTTCCGCTTTTTCAGCATTGAATTTATCAGCAAGAGCTTGTGCTTCATTTTTACGCTCTTCGCATCTGTCAGATAGTTTTGACATAAAATTTTTGTAATTATTTTAAAGTGTAGCTAGTGGAACGTATAACGGCAATACGGTTTATGCTGCTTCTAATTTAGTAACTTTAGCTGCTAATTCTTTTATAGCATTAGTTAATAAAGCAACCATTTGTGCATAACCTAAAGCGTCTGGTTGATTACTGGTATTATATTCAACAAATTCCGTAAGACCTATATCATGTACATCCTCTGCTATAAATCCAGCATAAGTTTTATCATCTGCATCTTCACCTGTTCTATTTGATTTGAAAGTAACTGGTTTTAACTTAAGAACTTCTGCAAGACCCCAGGTTGCATCAGTTATATCTTTCTTATATCTTCTTGAAGAAGTTTGCCTTCTTAATCTGCCATTTGAGTCTATACGAGCATTTGCAGTGCTGCTGGTTGTATGATTATACGGTGAACCAGTATCTTCACCTGTAAAGAATCCTCCATCATTTCTAACTCTGAATAAATCTTCGCTATCACTATTTTCAATATCAAAAGCGGTAGCTCCTGACCCATTTCCACTTCCTTTAATATATACTCTTGCTTTATCACTGGTCGAACCAAAAGAAGTATTTCCACCACTATGAATCCTTACTCGTTCATTAGCATTAGAACCAAATTTTAAAACATTATTTGAGTGGTCATATACTACAAAGCCTCTATATTCCATTTCACCACTTGTACCGTCTGCAAAAAATAGACTTGCACGAGTAGATGTTGAACTTCTAATTGTTATTCCACAATGACCGCTTTGAGCAACAGTTAAATTATCAGCATCACCAGCTCCTTCAGTTGTTGTTCCTATCTTTACTCTTCCCTGATTATCTATACGCATACGTTCACTTGCACTATTAGAACCATCAGGAGCAGTTCCAAATACTAATCTGCCAGGAATATCATCTGTACCTGTAGCTCCATCAACCGATGCCATTATAAATGCTGCTGTGTTATCTGCGTTCTGTCCGTCAGCAGCACACCAACGTATAGCTCCTATTGTGTCTCCACTTGAAACTAGTCCGTCACCACCTGTTGAAGTGGATCTTGTTTTATTGAAAGTAAGATTACAACCTCCACCATCATTACTATTTCTAGTTAATGACATAGCAGAACCAGAAACATTAGTACCTTCAATTTCTAATACACCTGTAACACCTCCTGGTGATCTTGCAGCAGTTGTACCTATTAATAATCTTCTAGATGAGTCAACTCTCATAGCCTCAGTAGCACTATCATGACCTGAACCAGTTCCAGCCATAAAGAGAATACCGCCACTTGTAGAAACAGCGTTTCTTAACTGTAGAGTATTGTTACCAGCACCAACAGAGGATTGATCCCCACCACCATCTTGCCTAAATACTATTCTTGGATTGTCATTTTCATCATTGTTATCTGTATCAGCTTCAATTATTACGTTACAATCACCAGATGTTCCAGATGAAATGTGCAGTTTACCCGCAGGGGAGGTGGTTCCTACACCAACATTTCCAGCAAAATAACCTTGACCTTTATAACTAACACTAAAAGTATCAGTATCGCTATTATTCCTTACTCTTAATCCTTTATTACTATCAGTTGCTTGTGTAGACGTAGATCTAGAAGATATACCAGTTGCACTACTATCTCTAACGTCTAATTTAGTATTTGGACTGTTTGTACCTATACCTACATCACCCGATGATGATATGCGTACTTTTTCACTACTACCTATATTAAATCTATGTACATTTCCACTTGTAAAAATTAAACTATCACTATTATGGCTATATTGAATTTCACCAACATTTGTATCTTCTGGATCGCCAAACATTATCCTGTTAGAAACAGTGTTAGGAGATAACATCTGAAAAATACAATGGTTGTTATTTTCCGCAGTTATAACAGCATTTCCATCGGAGCTAACAGTTCCAGCACTACCTTTATGAACGTGGAGGGTTTGGTCAGGCGAACTAATACCGATTCCAACCTTTCCATTTGACTGTATTCTCATTCTTTCGTCACCACTGTGGGTTCCAAAACGAATTAAGTCAGCAGCACCTCCATCATCACCATAAGTTCCAATAAATGTACCATTATTAAAATGACCAATATGTAAACGACCATCTCCTGAAGTTCCTGTTTCGACTGCAATTTGATTTGCAGTGTGTTCAACTACAAATTTTCCATTAGAAGATGAAGTAAGACCTACCAATAACTGCCCTGATGAGTTAATTCTCATCCGTTCAGATGCACCAGCAGAAAACTGCATATGGTCAGTGTTGTGATAATACCTAATTCTTCCTACATCCTCATCAGCGTCATCTCCGAAATGCACACCTGCATATGTATCATTTGCTGATTTTATTACTAATCTTGCAGATGACCCCGAATTTGTAGACTCTACTTGCACTACAGTTGCTCCACCGCTAATGTGTAAATCTGCGTTTGGAGACTCGGTTCCCATTCCAATTAAACCACTTGATTTTATTACCATTCTTGGAGTAGTTGAGTTAGAACCATCAAGAGTAGTTGTAAATTCGATTCTTCCTGGCGTATCGTTAGTTCCAGGTGTACCATCAACCTTTGCAACAATACTGGCAGCTAAATTATCAGAATCTGTTCCATCATTGGCTGCAAAGGCTATAATTCCTAAAGTATCTCCACTATTAACACTTGTATCTGCTCCAACAGCAGTTCCTCTTGTTTTATTAAAAATTAAATTAGGTCCACCAGTATTTCCCGAATTTCTAGTTATAGATAATGAACTTGTAGCTGCATTTGTTCCTTCAAGTTGTATCTGTGCAGTAACGGCACCAGGTGATCTAGGAGCAGTCGTTCCAATAAGCAAACGACCTGAAGCATCAACTCTTAACCTTTCAGATCCAGCAGTATCTACAGCAGCAATATTAGCAGCAGGAAATGAAAAGAAAGTATCTGTATCACCAGAATGAATTATTTTTTCCGCAATAGTTAAATCACTCGTAGATGTAATAGCTCCTGTTACAGCTAACGTACCAGTAACACTTACACCTGTATCGGCAGTCAATCTTGTTGCACCACCAGCAGAAAGGCTGACAGTATTAGATCCACCAAATATTCCACTATCATTATCTCCGAAGTTTATGGCAGGTGCAGAAGCACTTCCAGCAGTTGCAGCCACTACTCCTGTTAAAGTACCACCAGCTTTTGCTAAATAAGTATTATTTGATGTGGTACGTTCTGCAACTGTAACCGCATTTAAACCAGCAGGTGTAACAACTCTATTTGTAGCAGATCCAGTAGTTGTTTCAGCACTTGTAGCTAACTCAGCAATACCTGAAACTGTAGTTGTAGCAGTAGGTGTTGTTAAAGATCCTGGTCCAAATATTTTTACAATAGTATTATCACTGGCTCTCATAAAACCACCGATACTATTTATATTTGCATTAAGTGCTATTTCACCAACCGCAGGTAAATCTGATGTACTTGGTGTACTATCCTGTACGACACTATTCTTTAGCTTAATTTGAATCGACATAGGTTACCTTAACTTAATTAAAGGATACATTAATTTAGTAAGTTCCTCCACTTATTACTGAAACATTCGCAAACTGACCACTTGCCTGGAATACTAATAACTGACCAGTAGTAGGACTTGATAAGGTTACATCTGATAAATCATTAAGACTAGAAACACTACCTGGTCCAGATAAAGTATCAATTCTATCCCAGTTATCAGGTCCAACACATAAACACCAATCACCTGCGTCAAAGCTAGTATTCGGTACAACTGCTGTGCCGTTTCCAGCAGTAATACAAACAAAATACGCTCCAGTTAATGTTGATGTGCCTGCTGGTATTGCATTACTTACAGTAAAACCTGCTGAAGTTCCAAATGCTGTAAGTGTAACTATTGTTCCATTACTAGCATTAAATGTTCCACAGAATCTAAGGTTTTCTTCTGCTAATCTTCCAAAGCCAACAGAGAAAAAGCTGTTACCGTTAAATATTCTTAATTGTCCTGTAGATTCTTGTAGCCATTGAACACCTGTTGGTAAATTTGAAATATCAGGTGATGCTTCTTGTATAAAGGTAATGGCGTTATTTGCTATTTTATCCATTGTTATGGAGTCATTAGCTAAAAATGATGTTCCAAATTGTCCTGTTGTAATTTTTGTAGCAGCTAAATCAGGTATATCTGTTGCTGCAAGTGTTGATCCATCTGTTACAAAACCCTGATCTGAAACAGTAACTTTTGTATATGTACCTCCTGTCACTCCACTATCAGCAATGGTTAAAACTCCATTTCCATCTACAGATAAAGGAGCAGAGGATGTCGGTACTGATATTGCACCGATAGCAGAAGTTGTAGCCTCTGGTAAATCACTACCTGCTAAAGCAGCAGTAGATGTTATTAAACCTTGTTCATTAAAAGTTATTCCTGAGATAGTGGCTGCGGTGACAGTATTATTAATAGATAATGCACCTGCTGCTGTAACAGCTAAACCACCTGCTGTTGGTACGCTTATAGCTCCAATCGCTGTCGTTGTAGCTTCGGGCAAATCACTTGCAACTAATGCTGCTGTAGCTGTAATAAGTCCTTCATCGTTATAGGTAATACCATTTCTTGCAGACGCTCCACCTGTAACTGCATTATTTATTCCTAAATTACCTGATGCTACGTTTAATGATCTGTCTATATTTGAAGTATTTAATTTAGCTGCTGTTATAGTTCCATCTGTTATTTTTATACCTGAGACGGCTGAGATTTTAACATCAGTAACAGCAGAATTAGCTATAGCAGCCGTATCAACAGCATTATCAGCTAGTTCACTAGCATTGATAGCATTAGCTGCTATTTGTGTAGCAGTAATAGTATCATTTGCAATCTTGGCAGCAGTTACAGCATTTGCTGCGAGTTTGTCAGTTGTTATGTTTAAATTTGTAATTTTTGCAGTTATTACAGCGTTATCAGCTATAGCTGCACTATCTACAGCGTTATCGGCCAATTCTGAAGATCCGATAGCGTTGGTAGCAATATTACCAGCAGTAATTGTATCGTTAGCAATTTTTGCACTTGTTACTGCATCATCAGCTATAGCAGCAGTATCTACTGCATTATCTGCTAATTCATTTGCAGTTACGGAATTATTAGCAAGTTGAGTTGATGTAACAGATGCAGACGCAAGTTTTGCTCCAGGAATATCACCGTCACTAAAATTAGTTTTTGCAAAAGTAACAGAACTGTTTGCAAGTTTTGCAGTTGTCACTGCCGTAGCTGCTAATTTATCTGTTGTTACGTTTAAATCAATTATGGCAGCAGTATCTACAGCATTATTTGCAAGTTCACTCGATCCAATAGCATTTGCAGCTATTTGTGTAGCTGTAATCGTATCATTTACTAATTTTGCTCCAGTAATTGTAGCGTTAGTAATTTTATCATCGGTTACTGCTCCATCAGCTAAAGTTGCAGTAACGATTTGACCTGCTGTTAATGGATAAGTTAACGCTGTAGCTGGTATTGACGCATTATCTACTAAAGCTATTGCACCTTGTACAAAGTTTTTTGCAGTTATTTTTTTCGTTTCTGTTGCACTAACATCTGCAAGTGCAATAGGATCTGTTGCTTGAAGTTGGGCTGAACCTAATTCTGGTAATTGTGTAATCTGTAGATCAGCCATGTCAAATAACCTTTAAATACATCATAAATCTAATTTTAAGGATCTTCAAGTAAAATACCATCGCCATCCTCTTGCAATATCTTATCACTACTTTCTAATAACAAGAATGATGGTGGAACTCCATTATGAAGTTTTATTGGACCATTAGTTATAAATTCTATTCTTGCCTCTACTACTCCACTCGCAGGCACACTTATTGCTACGTTAGTCACCACGCACATTGATTGATACCAGACACTATTTGTGGATTGACTTGGATCGTGATAAACATAGAATCTTCCTTCAAAATCTGATCCCTGTTGCATACGAACCAATAACTGACTTAGATAAACAGGAAATTCTGGACTAGCAAACCCAGGGGTATCATTTTGAAAATTCCTATGCTGCCATATCGTTTGTATTGTTCCCTGTCCTGATATAAGTCCGTTTTCATACTGCTTTCTAAACTCTTCACCTAAGTTTGTAATATCAACAGTATCTCTAGTTGTTGTGATTTCAAATTCAGTTATTTTTGCAATCGGCCTAAATCTAGTATTCCTGGTGCGTATTAATATATTTTTTGTAGAGGATGGTGCTGTTAATGTAAGTGCATCTGTAACTTCACCAGCCAAAGCAGAAGCAAAATTATCAAATAATCTTATACCACCAACATCATCAATATGAATATATTTACGAAGGTCAGGAAAATTATGACCAGATAACAACTCTAAATTACTTCCATCGCTAGTTTCTATTTCAATCTGATCTCCTGTAATTAATGAACCATCAACTTTATCTACAGAAAATCTTTTTTTATTTATGTTAACATCAGCAGGATCTAAAGACGTTGTTATTTCAGAATTTAAAGCATCACGTTTTAACTCAATAAAACCTGTCGATCCAAAATATATGGACATTAGAATTTATTAAATGGAGCTATTCCGTCTATATCAAAATTAACATCAGCCGAAAGTACTTCCCCTACAGAATTTGTCATGCTGAGACTTGTAATAACAGCATCAAAATCAACACGGTGATCTGCGTCAGACTGTAATCTAAACCTAACTTTTGATCTTTCACCACTTGAATCAGGCATTATTGTTGATATGATTTTACTCGACAAAACTCCACTATTTTTTTCTCCAGTTGTTGTTTCAGCATAATAATAAATACTGGCAGAACCAGAACCACTTGTAATTCCTGGAATTATAGTTCTATCGTGATCTCCTAAAGATACTGTCTCCAATACGGCTGTATTAATTGTAAATGACCAAGATCTAACTTTTGCTACTTGATCTTGAGCAACACTTATTCCCTCATCTGCATCTCCGACAAATAATTTTCCTTTGGATCCTGAATAAAAGTTAGCCATTGTCCGTGATAGATTTTAGATACATTTTAAATACATTCTAATCCCCATCGAGGCAAGCGACAAATTTACATTGCACATTCGATCTGTTTGGTTGAACACTGGTTACAACTGGAGGAGATTCAAAACGATACCTTAGTTTACGATTGGTTCCAAATTTTTCTCTCATATTTGCTCTTAGTACATCTTCTGTAACACCTGCAAGCTCGGCATTACTGAATTGAATAAAATCATAATCTGAATTAACTTCTTCATAAAAATCTAAAATTTCTACAACCTCCAAATCTGTTATATTTGTAAAACCAAAAGTTAATTTAGCATCAACTTTTTTATTACCATATCTAATAACAGTTTTTGCACCATTCTGTGCTACAAACTCTGACTGCGGAAACGTTCCAGGAGTATAAGTTCTAGAAGAAGGTTTTATATTTGGAAAGCCTTTAGATGAAGCCATTACAGAATTTCAAAATCAGTTTCTTCATAATTTATTGTAGCAAGCGTACCATCATCTAACAGGGGAAGATGACTTGCTCCTATTTCCACTAACCCCTCTTCTGAATATGTAAGTGATTCAACTTTATATAATCTGTTAGATTCAGTTGTTTGTTTTACTGAAAAAACTGCTCCATATAACTCAGCATCTTTAACTTTATTATTAGTAATTTTTAAAGTAGCTTCTAAGACTTCTTCTGTTCCTGGTTTCCAGTAATAAATTTGTGCATTATTTAAAGGAATATTTCCTACACTTTGCACTAATCCATCGGCTGATATTACCCCATTTTCAAATCTATTATTATGCGTGAGTTCTGAAATAAACCTTATCGTATCTCCTGGTTTTAAACCTATAGCTGCTTGTGGTGTGGTTTCAAATTTAATACCGTGATCTATTTTTTGTCTTACTTTTAGAACATATCTTAAAAAATAATCAGCATGAGCTTCGTTAGTACAAAACTCCGACATATCAAATACTTCTATTGGAAATTTTTCTACTTCTTCATCATCATCAGGATTATCAGTTGCAATTGCTAAAGTTTTTGACAAGATTTCAGGAAAACCATTTGCTACTTCTTTTCTAAAGTAAACCGTTCCAATAAAATTTTGTCTTTCTTCGGGTGATAGAAAACTTACCTTTAGATTTTTTGTATTGCCATCAGTAAACAAGGCTTGAGCAGTTGGTGCAAGTTTTTTATGCTCTATATTCTTATCGGGTATTTTAAAAGTTTTTGGATCAAAGGGAATAGAAGGGAATAATGCAAATTTACCGCCAAGAATTGCAAAATCTAACAAGTTAAAAACTGCATTTTTATAAATAAATTCTCTTACATTTTGTTTATCGGTAACTACACCATCCCAATAAAAACCATTTGCTTCACAGAATTTCGCAGCAATAATCATTTTTTCTTTATCTACTGAAGTTGCACCAATCGAATTGGAAAGTCCAAACTTTCTATCAGTTAATAAAGCATGAGCTATTTCTGCAAAATTATTAGTGGGACCTAAACCTTTTGTGCTTACCCCATGCTGACCTTTATTACTATCTGTAACTGTTTGTCCTTTATCATTTATTAACCGTTTTATTTCTATTCCGTTTTTAATGTAAACAGAAAATTGAGAAAAATTATTCCATTCTTTCGAACTACTTAATCGTAAAGCTACATTAGCAATTCCAGCCTGTTTAAACCTATAAGGCACTGCATCATCTTTACCTAAATTACTTTGTTCATTCACATATACTATCTGGTGCTCTGGACCGTCTTGATGGCTGCTGCGTTCTGCATCATACTGGTAATAGTCACTAATAGCATCATAAGGATTTAAGTTTTTACCTGCTGGCCAAGGTTTGGTTACAAAAATGTTAAAATCAGTAGCAATATTTATATTTTCTATACCTGGAAAACGCCCAACTCCACTTCCTTTTGGTGGAAGGCTAATTGTATCTCCATCCTTATAACCCTCACCTCCATTTTTAATTTCCCATCTAGCAGCCTTATATTTGCCATTCCCTACATTTCTATATATTTTTAAAGTTACGGTTAAACCTGTTCCTTTTCCATTTGTTTCAGTTGCATAATCGTCTATTTCTTCGGGCACTACTTCAGCATTATCATCCCATTTATATTTTGTTATTCCAAAATAACTACCTCTTTTGCTTCTTTTAACACCATTATCCGTAATAGTCGTAATATGTGCTCCATTACAGTATCTAAAGCCATCTCGTTCTATACAAAATTCACCTACTGGTGAGTCTGCATTAAGACCATAAAATTGCGAACCTGATCTAGTTTCAATCCAACCAACAGTTTTATAATTGTCCCAGATCCATCTAGTAGATTTGGTATATAACTTTACAAATAGTTGACCTTCACCATTATAATTAGCATCCATATTACTTGTTCTTGCATCTACAGCGACCCAACGTGCAGTGCGTGGGACAACTCCTTTTTGAGTTTTTAAAAGTTTAATAACTTCTCCCTTTTTTACTTTTTCTATTTCACCTAAATACCATTCCGTATTTGATACATCGCCACTTCTTAAACGAACATCAGATCCTTTATAAAATATTTCATAAACTTGTCCAGGTGCTTTGACTTGGTAACTTTGAAGTTCTGATTTCTGAGAGGCATTTAATATTCTTACTTTCTTTTGATTATCAAGAAAACTTCTTTTTATTTTATTACCTGGATAAGGTATAAACCTAAATTCAAATTCTTTATCAGAATTATGATGATTAATTCTTATAAAATTATATTGAGGTTGTGGTGAATTACCTTTTACACAAAACGGTGTAGTTTTATCTATATATTTCCACTTTGCATCTTTTACACCAGCTTGCCTAGCTTGTAATCTGAAAAAGCTATATCTTGTTAAATATTTATTCATAGGTCCAAGACTTATAGAGCCATTCTCGTCTTGGTATCTTTTTACAACTCCATCTGTTGTATCACCATCTTGTTCTGCCCAATCAACCGCACCAGGGTGACTGTTTACATTAGGAAAGCCTGATACCTGTTTAAATACTTTTGATTTTAAACCTATTTCAGTAACATCACAGACTTTACTATTACTGATAGAAGCAATCGCAGCTTTTTGTAAGGTAAATCTACTATATACTGGTTGTCTTTCTTTTAAACCAGCATCACCTGATCTAATATCAACCTGTCCTCTTTCTTCTACCTTAAAAGTACAAGTTTGAGTAGTTCCTTGAGTCCAAATCGCCTCTGATTTACCCACGCAAACAACTATAGCTGTTCCAGCTAAATAAGATTCACCTACTTGAATTGCATCATCAGATTCTTCTCTTGAAGCATTAACAGAAGATTTAACATCATCCACACCCCACGGATGAAATATAGATTTACCCTTTTCGGGGTCAAAGCTATTTTCAGGTTCCCCTGCTTCAAATTCTATTTCAGGATCAAAGTCTCCGATAACATATTTAATTTTTTGTCCTTCTGTAACAGTCTTATTGATGCGATTTGTTTTATCATTATCTATTGAAAATAGTGACGCATATCTTGGAAAGCTGGTTTTAATTTTTGATCTTTTTACAAGTGCATCATGTCGTGATTGATCTTTTAAACTTTTTTGTACTAATACTAGTTCATAAGGAACTCTATATCTCATACCATTTGGCATAGGAGCATACGCACCAAATTGTACTTGAGTGGAAGGTGATCTAGTACCACTGACAATTTCTTTTGTGGCTCCACCTTCTCCATCTTTGCCCTCACCCATATCCCAATCAACAGACATTACATCCTGCATAACGCTACCGTTTCTATCTACCTGTTTCGGTAAAGTTCCAGCATCAGCATATCTGTTACTTTCCCGTGGGCGATTTCCGTTTCTTCTTATATAAAGTGCTAATTTTTGATTTATATAATTTTTTAATAACAAGTCACCAATAGCATAACCATCAAAATCAGGATCAGTATGTAAAGTTCCTAAACCAATCATAAATAGGGCTTTTAATTGTTGCCCAGAACCAAGACTTAGCATTTGTGACCATAACAACCTTGTATTAACACGAATACCTCCTGTAGTTTTTGTATAATTTTTACCTTTTTTTATTTCTTGTTTGGTAAATATCAAAGGAACAATTTCACCAAAAGTAGCAAGATCTTGTACTGAATTAAAACCTGTCTGTGGAGCGAATCTTTTTGGACCAGTTTGACCAGCAGTTGCAAGAGAAGGAGGAGCTTCTGCTCTAGGTTTTGGTGTCAATAAAGCAGAGACAACAGTAAGGGCAATCCCAAAAACAATCGAACCTAACATACTTAGGCCAACAATTTTACCAGCTTCAAAAACAAATAAAGCCTGAAAGTTTATTACATAAGGCAGTACATCATATTCTTTGGGTCTTTTTCCGTTATATGCTTGTGTTAATTCTACAAAATACCAATATTCATCCTCTGTTATACCTACTGTTTCACATAATTCGATTTCTGCGGGGAGTAACACCCTACGACCTCCAGGGCGTTTAAGGGACTCCATCTTACCTCCGATTCTCCGCAGCTTATCCATCCTTTTTCATAGTAAACAGCAAGACCAAATCCATTATTAGATTTACATAATGCAACTGTACCTATATTAATATCTTTTGTCTCGTTTCCCCACTTTTCAAGTTCTTCTTTAAATATATCAAAATCTTTTTTTCTTACTCTTCTATACCAATTTCTTGTAGGTTCTGGTGAATTAATACCATAATATTTTAGAACTGTTCGTGCTAAAGATACGCAGTCCACTGCATGATGTTTTATAGGATCAGCACCTAACCTGTAACGTAAACCAATAAGTTGATGTGGCTTCATCTATTCTGTATATCACTTGTTACAGGCAATTTACCTACTGCTGCTGTTGTTAGCACTAAATTAGGTATGTTAACACCAACTGCATCTATAGCACTACTTAATAGAATTTCTATAACATTAGGATCATAAGATAATGAAGCAGCAAGCCATGTATCTGTCGTTAAAACTCTACTTAAAGAATTAATATCTGTATTAGACATAATGCACACATTGACTTCGACAAAGTATCCATTAGCAACCGCTTCCTGTGCTTTTGACATACTTAATTTATGATTACCCAAAATTAAATTAGATTCAACATTATCACCAGATCTACTAATCGTTGTGCCTTGATAAACAAAAGGTAAATAATGATAATTTTCACCTTTAAAATTTATTGTATTTTCTGTGTGTTTAGTACCTTTTGAAGGTTCTACTTTTCCATTTTGTAATGTCTCTTTTACTTTTACTTTTCCGTTTTTATTTACAGAAAATACTTTTACAAAAGTAACTAAAGTTGTAAGACTCATAATCCAAGAGATGAACGTTGACTTCTAGAATTTTTTAACGACCCAATAACCTGTGCTTTACCTGCCATTGCACCTTGTTTCGCAGCAGCACCGATAATTTGAGGGACAGCAGATTTTGGAACGTACTCATCACCATTAAAGTTTAATGTTGGACCTGTATATTCAACGATTGTATTACCAGTACTACCTGCAACTGTACCAGAATCTCCAGAACCACCTGGAATAACATTACCACCTCTAGCACCTGCTGAATATCTAGCCATCGCACCAGCCATCTTAGATGCTGGTATAACGTATTCTGATTCACCACCTTCTCCTATCAATCCCATAGTAGGAGAATTTACGACACCACCCTGTTGGAAAGCTTTAAATCCACCTGCTCTGTTATAAGCTCCTTGTGCTTGTGTAGGTATAATTTTACTAACTAAACTTTGCATACCAGCTTGTAAAAGCATATTTCCAAATGATCTAAGAAAACTTGACAATGATTCAGTTAATGTTTTTGTTCCATCAATAAGACCCGTAATTGCATTTGTCAGTTCATTAGCTAATAAATCTGCTATTTCTTTTTTTGTTACTTTTACTTTTTCAGTTTTCTTGCCATACTCTTCCGTTAATTTGTTTATTTTGTCTTGTTCAACTCCTAAATCTTGTAATATCTTTTTTATCCTATTAAATTCAACACCTAATTGATATACATTTTTAGTGTCAGGATCAGCTATTTTTGCTTTAAGAATTTCTAATTCTACTTCTAATCGTTTACGAGCTTGATCTGCCAATATATTATTTTGTGCTATTTGTTCTGCAACAGATTGCTTCATTCCACCTGCCATTAACTTTGCTATTTCTTTTTCAAGATCAGCCTTTTCTTGAATTTTTTTAACGTGTTGTGCAAACTCTAGTGTTAATTCATCTGCTTTTGTTTGTATATTAGTTTCGATAATTTCTACATCTGCTCTAAGTTTTAATTCTCTTTCTAGAAGTTTTATCCTGTCATTTCTACGTTTTACTGCTTGCCTTCCACCACCTGTTTGACCTCTTAATTGTTCAATTTCATTAACTCTTGATTGAATATTGACATCTTTGCTATTTTTTATAGTTCTTTCTCTTTGTAATCTTTGAGCGTTTGCAGAAATTCCAAATAATCTATCAACTAAGTTAATTACTGGTATTAATGATGCTTGCATCCTTGTCATAGCGATTCTAAATTCACTTCCAACCAGTGATGCTTTTTCTCCAAAGTCTTTTAGCCTCTTAGTCGCTTCTGTTCCAACTGTTTCATTCATCTTTTGCATTGCAGCATTGAAAGCTGCTTGCTTTCCTTCAAGTTGCTCTATTATTTTTATTCTTGCTCCTTCTGCTGTTCCAGCAAATCCCATAGCCTGTGTTAAGGCTTCAGTATTCTGAGTAAATGGACCCATTGCTTTTCCTAAATCAGCAATAGCAGTAACAGTTTGCTGAATTGTTTGAACAACAGCAGTTGCAACAATAGAACCAGCAAAACCACCGCCAGGTGTAAACGATTCACCAAGGCCACCACCTATACCACCAGCAAGAGCTTGTAATGGTCCTCCACCAAATAACAAAGGAAAACCAGCACCAATACCAGCACTTGATGCAATTCTTCCTCTTCTTCTGTTTTTACCCTCAAGTTTTTTAAGTTGTTTATCAACTTGTATGTTATTTTCTCTAGCAGTTTTTAATTGGTGATTATTAATATCTAAATTAGTTTGTTCTAATTGATTTATTAATTTTAATTTATCAGCTTGTTTAATTTCAGAATCATATATTCTATCTTGTATTGATAATCTTTGAGTATCAATAGAACGAATTTTATCTTGATATTGTTCTTGTTGAGTAAATGCTTGAATACTACCCAATTCTACAGAGGGAGCAGTTTTAACTTTTGAACCTGTTTTAGGTTTCATTGGAGGATGATATTTTCTACTTTGACCCATTAATTGAGCTTCATTTAGTTGAATATTTACTTCTGCGATACGATTTTCAAGTAACTTAAATTCTTTACTATTAATATTTACCTTATTTTTTAAAGTTTCTAATCTGGATATGTAATTATTCAAACCATCTATAGATTGTGTTATGTTTTTTGCTTTTAATGTATTTGTTACTAAATCTCCTGTACCTCCTCTTTTACCAAGAGTACGACTTTGATCTCCTAATCGTTTATTTCTATCTTGAAATAAAGCTTGTTCTCCTCTTTGTACAGCCTGAAGTGTAGATGTATATTCTGAATTACTACGAGCTAAACCCCTTAACCTGTCTCTTAATGCAGAGACTTGTGTACTCATTTTATTAGCAGAACCAGTAAATCCTCTTTGTGCTCCATCAGCAGTACCTAATGTACGAACATATTTATTAAGTTCTGCATTAGCTTTATTTAACGCAGCAGTTTGTTTTTGTACTCTTGCACTAGGATTTCTACCTGGAGCTTGCCTAGTCTCACTTGTACTTAAATTTAATCCTGTACCTTTGATATTTCTTGTTCTTGATCTGACACGGTTTAGTTGTAAACCTGTTTGGTTTATTTTTTGTATTCTTTTTTGAACAAGACCTAAATCTTTAAAAAATGCTTTTAGCTGCCTTTTATCAACATTAAGAACTATCGTTTGTTGATAATTAGAGGCCACTACTTTTCTGACTACTGTTGTTTATATATTAAACTAAAATATGAAATTTACCTACGTCTACGAGCTTTTTCTATTTCTTTTTCTTGATCTTCATTTAATACTTGAAAATAAGCACTCCAACCAATAACTTCTTCTAAAGTCATTTTTCTTACATCAGCAAGACTCATTCCTAATTCTTTGGCAATACCAAACTGCAACATCATTAAACTGTCTTTTCGCAGTTCAGCACTTAATCTTTTGGGTCTAAAGGTTCTTCTTCCTCCTGAATAATACTTAACATTAGTTTTTGTAAATCAGAATCTCTTACTTCATTTTTTAATATATCAATTTCACCTATTTGAAATAATTTTTCTCCTGTTTCATCCTGTGCTTTTGTTAACAATAACCGTAAAGCAAATTCGTTAGCATCATCAGACTTTGCCATTCTTTGTGCTCTTTCTTTTTCAGCTAATGTAAGAGGTGTTACCCACATTTCAAATATAGTTCCATCAGATAATGTAACTTCTTTTTTTGTAGCTTCTAAATTTGCAGCCTTACGCAAGCGATCTATCGCTCGCATAGTTTTGGTTGATGCCATAAAAATAATATTATAGTTATCTCATTCTAATCTAACTACAGGAAAAACTCAACCTTTTATGCTGTAGCAAAATCAAATGTAGGCTGTACAGCAGGTCTAAATTCTACACTTACTGTCTGTGCATCATCTGGGTTAACATTTAATGAAGCAGAAGTTAATGTAGCTTCAAACTCAATAAATCTGCTTAATGTGTCACTAACAGAACCACCAGTAAATACCTGATCCATATATAGTTTCATGGCTGCACCTACTTGCTGTCTCTGTAGCACATCTTGCACCATACGGTTTACCATTGCTGTATCTTCATTTGTAAAGTAAGCAGTAGCAGTACCTGTACCATCACCAAAACCTGCAATATATTTTCTAAATGGAGTAAATTGTGTTGGAGTACCACCGATAGTTGTTACGTCTATTTCTTCTCTGGATATTTCAAATGTCCATTCTCTAACCTGTGTAACACTACTAAAGTCTGCATAGGCTACTTGAAACTCATTTGGAGATGCTGCTGTTCCAACATCAGTAATATTTAACGCTGAACCGCCAGAGGTTGCTGATACCTGTAATGCTCCTGTTGTGGCTGTATATGCAATCACATAGAAAGTATCAGAAGTTGTTAACCCTGCTGGTAATGTACCCGTTCCAGATCCACCAGTTTGAGAGTTGATAACACTGAACTTAACAGGATCTCCTACTTTGAAATTTAAGTAAGTCTCAACTGTAATAGTTTCAGTACTAATATCTACACCAGCCGTACCAAAAGTACCTTTAGTACCAGCAGGTTTATAATATAAAGCTCCAGATGTTCCAGATAAAGCGGTGACAGCCATGATTCTTAAAAAGAATTGTATATCCTATACATTAGCGTGTTTTTTGCATTTTGTTAATCATAAAACAGTAGCAAAATAAGAAGTATCTATTCTACCTTCAAATAAAGGGGGATTTTCTGTAGTAGAAAATGTTGGTCCAGTAATATCACCCGTTCTAAAAAATACTCCAGAATTTGTTTTTGCAGTAGCATTTAGTGTTTCTATCACATTAACAGCAGTAGTAATTAATGTCTGATTTCTTGCAGGTCCTTTACCTTTTTCACAATAAGTACGAATAATAATTGCACCTCTTGCGTTATCAACACTAGAATTTAGAGTTACTTCATTTGTAACACCGAAAGTTACATTTACCCGTACATATTCCGTAACACTTCCTAATGGAGCAGCAGTGATGTTATCAAAAAATACTGGAACTGAAGGAGATAAGTTTGTAAAAGCAGTAAGAAGAGGATTTTCTATTGCTGCTCTGATTGATTGATAATTCATAAATATTTAATTTCCAAAATTAATACCTTTATTAAAACCTGCTTGCATATTTTTTCCTATTCCTCCTCCTCCAATATATGTATTATACCAATCTAATTCTGCTGTACTTTGACCCTGTCCAGGTTCACTTGTCAGTTCTCCTCTAAATGTTTCTCTTGTATTATCTCTTTTACCTGTTTCTACGGGAGCTTTATTTGGTGTTCTTTTTACAGCAAAATGAGGACTAAATCTACCAGTAATTAAATCTAAAGCATAAGGTGCATAATCAGATTTGTTTACAATTTCAAATACTTTAACTCTTCCAGCTTCTTTTTTATCTATTGCAAGCGTTGGAATATCATCAATCTTATATGGATATACACCACCACTTTCACCAGATGCTCCTTTTCCTAAAGGAATAGCGATCCATTCATCTATAAAATTACCATCCCAATTTGGACCTAGTTCTGCTAATTCATTGATAATATCTAAAGCAGCACCTCTCATTCCATTATTTATATCATCAATCACGTCATCAGTAAGTCTACGAGCTTCTCGTCTATTACTACCAAAATATCTTCTACCAGCAGCACTAAAAGTTGGTCCAGACCTTACTGTAAATAAAGTTCCATCAGATAATTTAACTTGTTTTGCCATTACTGTATCCTCACTATTAAAGAATGATATACAGGCTCATTACCTCTATATGTTGTAACTGATGTTATTTTACCTTCTACAGTAGAACCTGCTCTAGTGTATTGAATACGATCTGCCTGTGTTGGATAATAGTCACCCAATTCTTCTGCACCAATTAATACTTTCACACTTGTTCCTTGGTAAACTCCTTCTTCTTGACTTGAATTAACAACTGAAATAATTCCTTTTACAGAAACACTTGTATCAGATCCTATAACAGCACCAGTTGTAGGATTATAATTTCTAGGTGTTAAAGTTTTTATATAAGTTAGATCCTGACCAAACTGTGATAAAACTTGAGTCGGAATACTTTTAAAAATATCATCTATAGCTGCCATATCATCCTCTCATTACTCTCACCTGATAGCTACCACTACCACCAGAACAATATGCTCCAAGAAAACTTTGTAACCAAGGATATACGTCAAAAATGTTATTTACAGTTCCTGTGCTTTGAGAACTTTTATTATATTTAACTTCTAAATCACCAATTTTTACTTCTTCTGGAACACCTGCCGTACCTGTATTACCAGTAATTGCATCAGTATCATTTGCTAAAGCTCTAGCTAATTCATATTGTGCATATTTAATATTGTTTGGAATTGTTGTACAAGCTAATTCAACATCATCAATTTTATAATTATTTCTAGGAAACTTTAATGCCTGACCATTATCACATCTATCTCCATAAAAAACTAAGTTATCTATTTCTCTAGTTGCTGCTATTAATGCTCTATTTTTTTGATCGTCTGTTTTATTTGTCCAAGTGCTTGAATCAGGCACTGTTTCAAAATAACTGTTAGCTTCGGCTAACGTAACATAACTATTAGCTGATGTTCCTGATAATGTAGCGTTTATAGTAGCTGCCACGATCTAAAAAGTAATTTAGTTTTATTGTAGCGTAAAGAAAAAACCCCACCAATAATTGATGAGGTTTGATGACCACAAATTAATATTAAAATTAATATGTTGAAGTGTCTAGAGGAGAGTTAACTGTTAACTGAACTAATGGAATCAAGTCAGCATCGTATGTGATAGCCCACTTGTTAGCTGTTGCTAAGTTTGCATTAGTTGGGTTGTCAGCAGCATCATTCCACTTAGTACCCATAACGTGATACGCAGTGTGATAGTCAACAGATAGAACATCTTGCTTAGAAAGAATGTTTCTTTCAGCTTCAATTCTTAGTGCAGATTGCTGTCCTTCTAGGATTGTTCCAGAAGTCGTTAA